TCTATCACGCACTGCAACCATTAGATGAGGTCGCAATTGCGATGGAAGAAAAATGGGGTGTGGACAGGTTAGTTAAATTAGTGTCGCCAGAGACAGCAGCAAAGTTTGGTCGGGCGAAAGCAAAACTGGATGTAGCACTTGATGCGAACGACGAGGCGAAGTGCGTGCATCAAATTTCAGTAATGATTAAAGGCTGGATTTTTCTCGACAAAGAAGCAGTGGAAAATGGGCATCAGCCCATTTCTCCACAAGCGAGTGTGTGGAGAAATGATGACGGCCAAGCTTATGCGTTTGTCAAAGATTCATCAGAGGCAATCAAATATGCAAAGCAGAATCCGAACGTTGTTGTTTGGACATTGCCCGAAGTCGCACGCCTTGGAGAATTTTTCAACGAACACACAAAGAAGCTCGGCAACGAAGTAAAAACCATTTTTCCCGGTGCAACAGTGAGGGTTTCAACTGATGATAGCCTTAACGATGAAATACCATTTTGACGGTCGATTTTTCTCAGAGGAAGAATTTTACGAAATCGCAATGGAAGCAGCGCGGACAATTGTTCGATTACCTTCACAAAAGATTGGTGGCTATAAGCCCGCTTGGCCGGAATACCTGCCGGACCTTATGGGGTACGGCTACAATGCCGAGTATGTGCGAAAGATGCCCCCGACAAGCAAAGAGATTGATAGGTTAGACGGTTTTATCGACATCATGTGGAAGTCTCAGCCAGTAGACGTTCGCATTGTTATGGCTGTTGCCTTTAGCGCGCAAAAAAATGGCTGGCCGAAATCACGCGGCCCAGCCTGGACGAAAGTCGGTAGGGTTGTGGGTCTTAGTAAGGATGCCCTTAAAACGCGTTTTAATGCGTCACTAGAGCGTTTGCGCGTCGTGGCTATGTCCATGTAGCCTGGATTTCCCAGCGCGACTCAGTGACTCTTAAAACGCGTTTAAGGGTTAGTCGATTTTTCAATCTCCGCACTACTGTAATTTTAGTTATCCGCTACCTCGCCCTTTTTAATTTTAGCGTAAAACGAACGTGCCTTATTATAAGAACCCAACCCGCTAAATTGTTTTTCGTAACTGGTGTCATGTTGGGTTGCGTGAGGCCATGAGACTTTCCATGTGTCATAGCCAATTTTACGCATCTGCATAAATCCCTTTTCGGTCCATTCCGTTTTAACTTTAGCCATTTTTCAATCTCCGCACTGCTGTTCAATGTCGAGAACAATCTGATTTATCCAAACAACAATCGCATCGTCTCCTTGGTCGATGTCGCCTTGTTTTGCGTGCCAATCTGCTTTCTGCTTTAAGGCAATCAGAATTGTCTCAATGTAATCAGGAAACACCTCAATTTTTATTCTTTTGGCGTCCATTTTTCATTCCTCACCGATCCGCTCTAGCGCTTCTTTCTTTGCACGTTCAACTTCAAATTCGGACAAATTAGAAGCAAGATTATTAGCAAAGTCTATGCATTCTTGTCCGCGCTGATCGCCTTCTTTTGCTGTCAGTGCAAGTTGAAGTGCTAACACAAGCGCTTCATAATTATTTTTAGGTTCGTCCATTTTTCTACCTTTCCATGTCCGCTTTTAAGCCCGAAACGCAATGCAAATATTCATCGATGGCTCGAATGCCATTGGCACACGTTTCGCGAAATAATTTTTCTGATGGTGCCGCGTCGGTAAATTCAAAATCATAGATGGCGACGGCATCTTCTAGTAATGCATCTGTATAGACCAAATCGGACAGCGTTGCGAAATCGTCATCCTCCACACACCACCTGGCTAGAAATTCGGGAACTTTTCGATGAATAATATACCCTTGTTCGTCGTCAAAAGGGTCCATTCCTACAATCCAATTGCTCATAGTTGTATTCCCTCTAAAAATTCGCAATCGTCGTAAACATTACGACCTTTGCGCCTAATCTTTCCGCGCTCAATTACTTCTTTAGCGTCGTATCCTTCCGCGTCATGCACTTGTATAGAAAATGTATGTTGTCCGCGTTTCGCGCCGTAACTCTCTTTTACAATTGTTCCGGTTATGGTTCGACTGCCTAAATAATAAGGGTTTTTCCACGAACCGCCAAAAACGCCCTCAGTGAATTTAATTCTTGAACCTACTACTAAATCCATTTTATTCCCTTTCTATATGGATTGCCCGATTGCCGTCGGGCGTTGAACACAAGCGGCGGCACTCTTGCGAATGCCGCCTGTTGTGGTCATTTTTTAATGTTGGATTGCTTTTGTAGTTTTTGATCAACAAGCTTTGCAATCGCTTTTAAGCTTCGCAAAACGTCGGGGTTATTTTTGAACAAGTCTTTTGCGTCAATTTGATGATGGCTTATGCTGTCGTATTTTTTAGTCACTTTTTACGCTCCTAATGCAATGAAGATTAAAATAAATGTCAGAAGGGCGAACGCGTAGACACACGCGCCGCCAAACGTTTCTAGAATGCGGCGGGCCATTATGCCGCCCAATACGATTTAGAATAGTAAGCGCGGCGAAAATCTCGCGCTTTTCCGTCAATGACTTGCGAGCCGTAAACGTCTCCAGTATCAAAAAACACGTTGTCGTATTCTTTACAAAAATCCGAAGCGACAATTTCCGCCGTCGTCCAATTTGGCGCATGTGTAATCAGATAGCGCTTGCCTTGATATTCCGCTGTAACATGAACAGACAGACGCCATTCCGGTTTTAATTGTTCAAGTGTTTGGCGCATCTACTCCACTCCTATTTTGTAAAGAGCGTGAAGAATGCGCGAATGCAATTCGCCATAGGCAATTGTTACAGCAATGCTGTTATAGGTAGCGTCTTTGCCGGGGCCGCCGATGTCTTTAAGAAATGCTTCGCCGTTTTCCGTATCGCAATTTTGGCAAATGGAATGCGCCTTGTAGTAATAAATAACGTATTCACAACCATCTGCGTGTTCGTGCGCCATGTCGTAGGCGTCGCCGCCATGCTCTTTTATTTCGTCGGCGATGTCGCGTGCCGCAGCCTCTGCGTACTGTTGTAGCTGGTAATCATTCTTTATTGTGTCGTCAGTCATAATCGAAACCCCTTTCGTTTCGTTTGTGATTAGCGCTCGATAACGTTGCCGCGTTGTCGAGCGCGCTTTAACAGCGTGGTAAAGAGCGGACGAACGCTTCGCCGCTTATTACAATGTCGTTAATTTCTAATTCGATGTTTTGCGTCTGTGCTGCTTTGAAAAGATAAGCGCAATCGCAATCCTCTTCCGCGTAGATCGTGCCGTTTTCGGAAATGTATGAAAACTCTGAAAAATCAGATTGTGACAAATCTAGGGTGTTTTGCTGGTTTGGTGATATTTCGAACCATCCGTGCCCTGCATCTTGAATGTAATTGATCTGCATTGTTTTATCCTCTTATTAAAATTGAAAGTGTTTGAAGCTAGATCCTCGTTCACCAAATCTGCTTACGTTCGGCGGGGTATTCGACCTCTTGTCGTGTAGTCGTATCGATCAACCGCCAGAAAGTATACTTGCTGCCGCGTTTCACGGTTTCTACAAATTCCCAGCAACTTTCGGGATGAAGCATTGACCAACATTTTTGGAATGCATCTACTGCGTCAGGACCGCAGCTATCGGCCTCGTCAATCCCGTAATAATCGAACCATTCAAGCAACTCACGCGCCTGGTAAATGTTGAAATTGTCTAGGAAATCGTACATCTCGTCAGTCATATTTTCGAAATCTAATTGCATAATTTTTTCCCTCAGATTGCTGTATTAAAATTGAAAGTGTTTGAAGCCAGCTTGGCGAAGCCGTGCCACGGCTTGCCCATAAGAAATTTGGCCGGCCAAATACGCGTTAAAGATTCGTCGGCCTTTCAGCGCCTTTCGGGTTGCGGAGCTGATCCAAATCGAAACCCCAATGGCGCTAACACCAAGCGCAATGGCTAGACCAAGGTTGATGAATTGAAACGTTGTTAGCATGTCAGTGTACCTCTGTTGAATGTCTAACATAACAGACTGTTATATTATTGTGATCGAAAAGTACACTAAAAAAGTATCTCAGGGTTGTGATTGTCATCACACCCTTCCGAAATTCCCAAAAAGAGGTTAAATTTCTTTAAATCTCCCGGACATATGAATATGGCGAAGCGCGGAAGACCTAAAAAGTTTACGCCTGATTTAAAAAAGAAAATAATCGCACGCATGGCGGAAGGCGCATTGCTGGTTGAAGTTTGCCGCGAAATTGAGTGTACACCTCAAGGTGTTTGGAAAGAGCGACAAGCGGACATCGAATTCGACAGGCTGTTCGAGCTAGCCTGTAAAAATGGCATTCTTGTTTATCTTGATGAAGCGCGCGAAAATTTGACCAATGCAGAAACGCGTGACGACGTATTAAAGTTTAAAGAACTTTTGCGTCATGCCGAATGGCA